ACCCGTTGAAATTGAGGCAAACCGATTCTTTCACGTTTTTGATCCTTCTCGCATTGATCAAATGAGGGGAGTAACGGCACTTGATGCTGCAATCGACACTGCAAGAGACATTTACGACATCATGCAGTACGAGAAGTTTGCAGTTAAGTGGGCATCTGCTCAAACGGGAGTTATTACCCGTGAAGAGGGCGAGCCTGATGAGTGGGAGACAAAGCAGGGATACTCCGAAGACGGCAAGGCCATTGAAGAGCTTACTTTCGGAAGACTGAACTACCTTAAAGAAGGTGAAAACATTCAGTCGTTCATGTCTCAACGTCCCTCATCGGCGTTCAGCGGCTTTATTTCAACCCTTCAACGGGATGTATGCCATGCCATCGGCGCACCCTACGGATTCTTTGTGGACAATTCCGCTCTTGGGGGAAACGCAGGCCGCATGGATAGCCAAAAGGCCAATCGTGTGTGTGAGCGTTACCAAAACCTCATGTGCGAAAAGTTCCTGAACAAGGTAAAAGACCTCTATCTTGCATGGGGTATTTCACAGGGAATAATTCCTGCTGTATCTTCATGGAGATCGGGTAAATGGCAGTTCCCAGCATGGCCTACTGCCGACATTGGCAGGGATAGTGATGCAGCAATCAACGAGTTCCGCATTGGACTCCGCACCGCTGCCGACATCTACGCAGAGCAAAACAAGGATTGGGAAGAGGAGTTCGAGCAGATTGGTCGTGAGCAAGAGCTACTTCAAAACATTGCCGACCGTCTCAACCTTCCGGTTGATCGACTCTCACAACGCAATCCCAACATCCTTCCGGATGAAGAGCAAAACGGGAAGCAGCCCACCAAGTCATCCCAGCCAGAAGAGAAGAAGCTGCAAGAAGTAAAAAAAAAAGACCCAGCCAAAGTAGAGGCCGCAAAAAAGAACGCTCGTCCTCCGACATATAAATCGAACGTAGAGGCTAGCGACTGGGAGCATAAAATCGCTGAATATCTATCTTTGAACGGGATAGAGGCGCACGTTACCGGACAAGCGTATCGCATGGGGGATGAAAAGTACGGGAAGACGTACAACCCTTCAGATATTCACGCTACAATCCCGATGACAGATGGAAAAACCCGTGATGTCTGCATCGAGGTAAAAACCGTCGGTCTTCAGGGGGTACGAAGCAATCGCAAGCTGAAAATCACATCAAAGACGGCAAGTCGGAACGTGAAGCACATGGAAGCCGCAAGGCTGAAACGGAATCTGATTACAATTGCCGTTGACGCTCTTCATGCACGTCGAGATGCCTCCGGAAAACTTCAATCCATTGCAGGGGCAAGATTCTTTGTGTTCAGGGGAGTTGGAAACCCAAGGCTTGATACGAAGTCTACAGAAGCAATTGCAACGGGCATCGACGGGTTGATCGACAAACTTAAAAACGCACAGACCGCACCTATTGCTGGTAAGGACATCGAAAACAGTTCGTATTTTGTGTAGGTTGACAATCTTAGCAAGGGCATGGACGAAAACCTTGCCCTATTTGCTGAATTTGACGGTCAGATCGACCCTGAAAATGGCATCCTCCGTGGAGTAAGCCTTATCAAACTTGGGGAAGCCCGTGGTCATGGTCAAAAGATTGACTCCACTACGCTGGATCAGGTCATCACTACTTGTGGTGCATTCAAAAACGGGGTGAAGGTCAAACTCAACCACGAAGGTGGTGCTGGGGACATTGTTGGAGTAATTAAGAACGTCCGTCTCTCCGATGACGCAAGCAAGGCAATCGGCGATCTTCATCTACTGAAGAACCACCCAAGCAGGGATTACATCTTGGAACTTGCAGCAACTGCTCCAGACACGTTTGGTCTTTCGATCAACTTTATGAACAAGCCGTTTTTCGACGGCAAAGATTTGTTTGCCCGTTGCGAAAGAATCAGGTCGGCAGACATCGTGGCAGACCCAGCAGCCAACGATACCGGACTATTTTCACTCCCCGCTCACACCATCAAAGTTGACAACCAAAAAATCAGTATGAACGAAATCAAGAAACTCCAAGAGGCCATCGAGGCCATGAAAACCGAGTTCTCCGCTAAACAGGAAGAACTTACGACCCGCATCACCTCGCTTGAAGAGGAAAACACTTCCCTCAAGACTGCTCTCAAGGAGGGCAAGAAGGACGACAAGTCCAAGGAAGAGGATGAAAATCAGGACGACAAGGACGAGGAGGATGACGATGAAGTGAACGAGGGCGAAATGTCTGAAGCCCAGAAGAAGCACTTTTCTGAACTGACCACCAAGATCGAGGCTCTTTCGGAACTCGTTAAGACCGGAGCAGGCCAAGTCTCTAAGAACCCTTCCATGACTGGATCTGATTCTTCTGCCGCTGCCGAAGGCGAGAAGACTCCTGCCACTTTCGAGGAGATCGTTGAATCCCTTGTGAAGGAAGGAAAGTTCAAGTCCAAGAGCGAGGCAACCTCCTTTGCCGTGAAGAATCACACTGACGAACACAAGGCTTACCTTGTTCGCATCGGTGCAATCAAAGCCTGATCCCAACCAACCAACAAACTCAATCAATGAAAAACACAACTGGCTATCGTAGCTTCCTCGTTGGTTCCACGGCACTTACCCGTGGGCAGCGGGTTCAGCTTGCATCGAATGGCAGCATCTCCCCCGCTGACCATAACAACGGAGAATTTATCGGTGTTGTCACCGATGATCTTCAGGCTTCCGCAGCGGGCGCACCCGTTTATGGAACCGTTCAACTCATTTCTGCTCCTGGCACTTTTGAAATGGTTGCCTCCGGAGCCGTTTCTGTCGCTGGCCTTGTCTATCCTGATGCCAGTGGTGCAGTCAGTGGAACTTCGGTTTCGAGCAACACGGCCATCGGTCGTGCGCTTACCGCAGCCACTGCCGCCGGAGACATCATCGAGGTTCTTATCCAGACCCCCGCTGAGTAACCAATCAACCAACTACTAGGAGAACACTTCCATGTATAACAGCACAGGCGCAACAATCAGGCACGACATCAACACTTATGTGTTGCAGGCTGCCGACACCGAGAACCTTCTTATCGGACAGAAGGTGCTTCCTCCTCTTCAGGTTCCGACCAAGGCAGGCATCTACCCCAAGATCAAGATTGCCAAGGGTGGCCTTCTCCGTGAGGACTCCTCCGAGCGCGCCAGCGATGGCAGCTACAACGAGGTAAGCCGTGCGGTCGAGCAGGACACCTACGCTTGTCAGGATCGTGGTCTCGTTGAGCGTATCGACGATGCCTACGCAACCGACATGAGCCGTTTCTTCGATGCCAACGTGACTGCTGCCAAGCTCCTGCTTCGCAACATCATGATTGGTCAGGAAATGCGTGTTGCCAGCACCGTGTTCAACTCATCCACGTTCACCACGCAGAATGCAGCCGTTGGATACACCGCTGGAAATCTCTCCACGATTGATTTCGCTGAGGACATCCTTACCGCAATCGACTATCTCACCGGAGTTGGACAGATTCCTAACACACTGGTTCTGAACCGTGGCGTGTTTAACCTGCTCCGTCGCTCACCCAAGCTCCAGACTTACCTCTTTGGTAATCTGCCTTCGGGTCTCCAGCGCATCGTTCAGGCTCAGGACATTGCAGGGGCTTTTGGCCTTGAGCAGGTTCTGGTCGCAGATGCCAAGTACGATTCCTCGAATGCTGGTCAGTCCAGCCCGAACCTGAACTACATCTGGTCTTCCGACTTCGTGTGGCTCGGAAAGGTTGCTGGTGGCGAGTTCAACGCAGGTGGTGCAGGCCGCATCACGGTCTGGAACGCCGACGCTCCTGATCTCTTCGTTACCGAGACCTATCGTGACGAGGATCGCCGCAGCGACATGGTTCGTGTTCGTCAGAACTCTGACGAGAAGATCGTTGACGAGACCGCAGGTCTGCTCATCGTTGCCAATCCCTAATCCCAAGGGTTGACATAACAATTAGGGGTGGGGGCCAAAAGCCCTCACCCTTTTTGTTTATATGGCTAACCCCATCTTTTTAACCGCAATGTCTTCTGCTCTTGAGGCGCAGTTGGCAACTTTTTCGGTTACTGTAAATCTTAACGGTAATCCCATCTCCGCAATACCAAACGACGAAACTGGCAAGGCTACTTTGGTCAAGGGTGGACTAGAAATGCAGGAGTCCATCGAGATAACCGTTAGAAAGTCTGAGTACGATAGCATTATTGCTCAATATCCACGTCGCCAAAACCTTGTTGAGGTCGAGGGAATGGAGTTGATGATCAATTCAGTAAAGCGCAAACCCTCGATGCCGTTTGTCGTACTCGATTGTACCCGATACCGCTAATGAACATCCCAGAAATCCAGCAAAGCATTATCGAGGCTATACAAGCGAAGTTTGTTGGAATTCCTGTTGTGGGGGAAATCAACGACGAAACAATCCCCAATCAAGGCAGCTTTATTGTTGTTGGATTAGAGAACGTGCAGAACGTGGTCGGGCCTTTGTGGAAGGCAAATGCCGTGTTTTCAGTGGTTTCTTATGCTCCACAAGTTACTCAGGTAGATCATTCGGCCCTAGTTGCCTCAATCTCAGGAATACTCAATACGGGCAGCTTTTTTTCATCAATACCCCTGATGGCGGGGTTCAAGTTTCAATCCTCTCAATCCATGCCACAAGACAATGCTTATCACACAATGGTGACAGTTTTGGTGGGCATCCAATCAAGTTGACAAATCTTCTTTTCAATAATGAGTGCTACCGCAGTTGGAGTAACTGAATTGTTTGGTCAAACGACCCCATCTGGGTGCGTTGTAAATCAGTCTTCTCAAGAAAGGACTGTTTCCAAAAAGGACATCAAGGATGAAACGGGTGTAACGAAACTGCTCACCTCGTTGAATCTGATTACAACCAAAACAACGCTTTCAGGGTATGGATTCCCAGCCCTCAGCATGGTCGTTGAAAACAGAACCATCGGATCAAATGTTGCTGTTTGCACAAGCCTGCAAATCTCCGAGTCGAATGACGATCATCCAAAGTGGACGGCTGAATATACCAGTTGGTCATCCGACGGCTAAAATCTAAAGAACAAATCAAATGCCTGCCGTAAATTCAAATCTTGGAGTTAATAGCTTTGGCTCCGGTCTTATCACACGAGTTTCTGTTACTAAAAAAGTAGAGACAAAGGTGATCATGGACTATGGGTCAAATTTTGGAGCGGCTGCGATCATAGATCCAACCATAGAATTCACGGTAGAAGGTTACGGAGACCCGCTTACGACCAATGTGGGAACGGAATCGTCAGCAAACCCATCACACGTTGGTTCCGCTGGAAGCACCATCATTACCAGCAATGAAGTCACCTACAAAAACGATGATTTCAACTCTTGGAAAATATCTGGATCGGTTGCGCCAAGTGCTTACTAAGGGTTTTAGGCCAATCTAGGCCGATACAGTTTATATGATCCCACAAAAACCTTTTATTACGCTGCACGAGGAGAACGTAAATCCCCTGTCATCGTTAAATACGCAACTCGTAGCGGCTTTTCTGTCTTGTGGTGGGCGACTGATGCCGATGGGTTATTCTTGTTACGAAACCAACGAGGACAACGGAAGCAAATCGCTTCATGTTAAATATCACCTCGAAGACATGACCATTGAGTTCAAGACCAACGATGGGCCAAGCAAAATCAGAACGGCTGATTTTATACGTCTCTGGAATGATCACGAATGGCACAAAAAACACGCCGATCACCCATACGCCTACATTCGGTGCTTTGTTACTACGCAAGCCAAATGCAGGGATAACATTCGTGCATTGGGAAGCCAGTTCCACAAAAAGCGTGGTGTGCGTGAAGTGTTTATCGACCCACGACTCCCTGAAGACAAGAAGAAGAAATTCATGGATGCGTTTAACGCACCCTAACCGATCCAAACATGAAAACATCCGATCCCACATTAAACGAAGACCTCTGGAAAAACCCTCCGATAATCGCAGGCAAGCAACTGCGGCATCATGACTTCTGGGTAGACGCCTCGATCTTTAAGGCAAGCGTTTGGTATGAAAGCGAAGGCACGTTCAGGCCAATCGCAATTACGAACGCCAGTTTCTACATTTACGCAGGGGATGAGGATGAAGTGATTGAAGCACTTCAAGATGAAGCTGTTTTTCGGCGTTCTGTGGATAAATTCTTTATCAAGAACCGAATCCAGTCACATCACATGAAAGAGTTCAATAACTGGTTGAAAAAACTAGAAGAACTTAATGATGCTGTGTCTGTAGATGTAGAACCGGAGCCCGTTAGGGCAGGGGAAGAAAGGCCCGAAACAAACCCAAACTAATCGAGCCACCCTCTCATGCTTGGGTAATCTTTAGGATTGCCTCGGCAACAGGGTGGCCTGAGTCCTACATCCGGAAAATGCCTACCTATAGAGCAAAGGCTTATCTTTGGTGCATTTTGAGAAGTGAAGGAAGGGTGACGACTCCTTCAAAGCCAAGGCAGCTTTCTGTGGAGCAAAGAATCAAATCGGAACAGGATCTTTCCCAGTTAAAGGATACGGGGAGTCTTTTTGACAGATTAGCTGTTGATGAGGATTAGATGAGCGCAACTGTATCCATAGAAATCAACACCAAGCCCGTAACGGATGCTTGTGAGAAGTATATGTCCGTGTATTCAAGCGCAGATCGTCTTCAGGTAATGAAGAAAGCAGCCGCTGGAATCATCAGAAAGGTTATAGACGTAACGCCCCCATCTCACGACGGCATAACCGGAAAAGCAGCGCAACGTCTTGGAGAGGGATGCGTCAAGTCAGACATTCTAAAGACGCTCAAGGCAGCCCACGGCAAGGAAAAGCCGAACAACATCAACCCAGCCACAATTCATCAAAAGTATCGTTCTTCCAAGACGGGACGTGTCACAACAAATCTCAAAGGACAAGAAGATCGACGCTATCGTGTGGATAACGGAACACTTCAACAGTATATCAAACTCGTTCAGCAACGTGTTGGACTGCTTGCAAGTGGATGGGTTCCAGCAGCCGATGCCCTTGGGGTAAAGGGGATTCCTGCTTGGATTACACGACACAAAGGCACTGGATACGTCAAAATCCTACAGGATAAAAATGGCATTACCATTACGGCAGGAAATGCCTGCGGATTTGCAGGTAACGTCAAAGATCTAAAACGTCGCATCGACTGGGCCGTAGAAAGCCAATCCGCATCTGTAATGCGTGAGGTTGAACACAGGGAAAAGCAACTTCTGGGGGAGGCAGGTTTTCATAAAGCACCATGAGCATGGGAAGCGCAATCATGGAGATTATCACCAAATTCAACTCATCAGAGTTGGAAAGGGGGATTCATCGCTCAAAAGAACTGTTGAAGGATCTTGCCCGTGAAAAACTCACGGAAATTGGAGTTCCTAGTCAATTGCTAGACAAAGCAGCGGTTCTTGGGCCGTATGCAATGGCAGCAGGAGCAGGGGCAGGAGTGGCAATTGCAATGAAAGAAGCCGTTGAAACGGCAAGTGAGCTTGGCGAGCAGATGCAACTGATTCACCTCAGAACGGGAATATCCGTTTCATCAATCTATGATATGAGACATGCACTTAGAGAGGCAGGGATGGAAGTAAGTGATTTGAACATGGCGATGATGCGTATGCAACGTAGCCTTTCCACCGCATTTCAAACCGGAATTGGTGGCAGTGTGCTTACGCAAATGGGGCTCGATCCAGAGCAACTGAAAAAAGCCAATCCAGAAGAACAGTTCAGAATGATTGGTAAGGCCATTGCTGCATTAAAGAACCCAATGGATCAGACTCGTGTTGCAATGGAGTTCTTTGGACGTTCAGGAGCTAGAATGCTTCCATTGTTCAAATCGGAAGAATTCCAAGAAGGTGGAGAGCATCACTCAGAAGCAGGCAAGCTACTTGAGGAAAATGCCGTTCAATTAAAAGAACACGCTGAAAACAGCAAGTATTTGATTTCGCAAATATGGGACGACATGAGCATCGGGTTTGCAACCCAGATACTTCCACAACTGATCATGTTTGAGAATGCGATTAAAAGAATACAACAAAGCAGTGCTTTTACATTTACCGGAAAAGCAATTGGCGAATTGACTGCATTTGCAATGAATCCAGCGGGTGAGACTGCCCGTGGACTTGGGTATGCCTTTGGACTAGGAAAGGGTAAAGATGGGAAAACCCCAAAAACTGAAGGAGGGGGGGCTGAGGGAGAAAACGGAGCCGATTCTATCTTTGGTCAACATTTTGCAATTTACGCTGATGAACTGGCAAAGATTGGTGGTGGAGGAAACTACATTACAACGGCATCGGCAATCTCACCTGAAGGGCAGAAGACGCATGAATTACTTAGAGAAGTGCGTGATGCCATAAAAGAAAAGAAAGCCACAAGCGATAATACATTTAGGTCTGGAAAGACACAGTGGTCAGAAACCGCTCAATTCGCATAATTTATGGGAGCAACAGATCCATTACAGGCAGCGGGTCAGGATTACATGGTCAGTCAAGCAGTACGCTTTGATCCCAAATATGGTCAGAACGTAGTTACTGAAACATGGAAGAGTTTTGAAGGGGCTCATGTACCAAGTCAATCCAGCTACTTCGATTACCACGCTGAAGAAATTGCAGGGGAGTTCACGACGTCATTCCGGTATACGGTAAGTGGCACAGGTGCATACTCGTATAAAGTTCACGGGGCAATTCAAACCGCTCCCCTGATTACTAATCCAATGTTTAGCAGCACTACACTTGGAGCAACACGATCAGGAGCATATCCGCTTACTGCCAATGATCTTAATAAAATAAAGTCAGCAGAGGCAAACCCATCCATGTGGGAGGGTCTCAGTAAGGGTGGAACTGATATATCGGATGGATTGAAGCTCTATGCCGAACTGATATTGCAGGGAGTAACCATGTATGAAGAGCCGACGGTTATGCTATCTATTACCGTTGAAGAGGATACCCCAGCCGATTTAACGTCTTTGGCAAAGATTTGCACGGTTACGAATGCTCCAGCAGTTCCAGAAGGAACAACATGGTTACTTACTGGCGCAGACTCCGAAGCCCAGTTTTCCTCAGACGGAACTACCTATTGGCTTAATTCTTATCATTTCAAGGCATCTGGAAAATCTGGTTGGAATACCAAACTATATGATGCTGGCAGTTGGTCGGCAGGTGGACTCTAAAAGCAATGAGGGATACACCCAGACTCAGGCAGGGTGGCGTTCTTGAGCTATCGTCATGGAACGGTCGTGTTGCTCCTACCTTGGACGCAAACTTTCGTGAATTACAGATTTTACCCGGCATTGGGTACACGTTAAAGAAGTCTGCTGGTGGGGTTAGCCTTGTAATTCAACAACAAAGTGCATCCAAGCCACCAACAAACCCTTTCGATATAATACCATCAGTGGATAGCTCTGGATCAACTGCAATCAATCTATGGGCTGGGTCAGTGAATGGAATTATGCCAACCAATATGTTTGATAGCTTCACCGTGGATGATACCTCTTTATGGTATGCAAAAGCCACGGTAGATACCGACGGCAGTGCTGTCACCGAAGTTACGATTAACGTGGATACGTCTGCACCTGATGTTCAACATTCAGCCGACGGGGAGCTTCCAAGTGGCTTCGATGTGATTCTTGGACTCTATAAAGCTGGAATGATCTACAACATTGCTGGCGGCAATGTAACCCTGACCGCAACGCAAGCATTCAATCTAGGATACTGGGCAGTGAGTTAAACCCTTATGAGTTACTCCTTGGAGACTCCTGCTGCGACGACTAGCACCACTCAGGAAGTGGATGTTTACGAATACACATGGGATCTCTACACGACAACATCAGTTAATGCGGAAAACAGTACCGTATCAGACACTTACACGACCACTTCCTATGCCTCAACATCTTCGTCAAGCGCGGCATCTTCAATTCCAATAACATACTCTTCTTTTTCATTAGAACCAACTGATTGGACATCAAACAATGATATTGTGAGCGTCAGTTACACGGGATGTTTTGTTGCTGTAGAGGCCGATGTTTTTACTACCTACGGAACGAGTGACATGGTTTCTTCAATTAGTCTTGAGCAATCCACATCTTCAAGCAGTTCATCTTCATCTAGTTATTATGAAGCTGGAAATACTTACACGGCCAGAGAAATAACCACCACACAACAAGTTGTAGTTACAACTGCTTCATCATGGAACACATTTAGTGGATATGATTTTGAAGGTGCAATTATTTTACCCCACGAAGATGATTATTTGATTTATGGAACATCAACCATAACCCTGCAAAGTAGCACTTCTGAAGAAAGCTCAACAAGCTCATCCACTTCAGAGTCAACATCATGGTCGGGTGTTGTTGGTTTCCCTTATGTTGGTGGGTATCCATTTGTAGGAGGTGCTATATTTGAAGGCACGACTTATCCGTCGCTTCCGATATTCGATGATAACTCATCTTATGGAGCAGAAATGTTCCCACAATACGACACATCATCAATTCATCCGAATGTAATTGCTCCGGTATCGTATCTTTCATTTACGCCAGTCGAATACTGGTGGGTAAATGATCCTTACGCAAACACATCGACAACATTTCCTGACGGGTATTTCTCGCAAAGCGACTCAACTGTATTTGTGCTGCAATCTTCAAAAACTACAGAGTCTGATGGGGCAACATTAACTGTATGGGAAACAACATCCAGTACCTACACGCTTACTTATACAATCGAAAACTACACAAGCACTTTTAATGCGTACTTCTCAAAAACATCTCTTGGCGGAGGGCAGGCATATTCTTTGACGTTTGATGTTGGGTTTTATGCTTGGACAATAAACGGACAAACAGAATCAATGACCGATTCATGCTCTTTTAGTATGCAAGCATCAATTCCAACAACAACAACCTCTACAACATACGAAGTTATTACTGGGGGCTACTCTCGACAGACTTATGGAAATTCTGATGCGGGAGGGACGCAAATTGTTTATACATCCACGATAACCGACGCAACTACCACATGGGTAACAAATGCTGAACAAGGAACCAATTACGACACATCAAGTTCATCTGCCTCATGGAGCGGATTAAGTTTTCCCGAAGGGATTACAACTTCTTCATGTTCTTCAACATCCGGAAATGTAGCGGGTTCATTTTATTCTAACATTTCATCTGCTGGAGTATCTTCTACAGAAATATCGGTTCCGGATGGTTCAGTATTTGTTTTTAGTGCGTTGTATTATTATGGGAATAGCCTCAGTGATTCCTATTACTGGAATGCACCCACTGTAACGACCTTGTAACTGACAATTGCCACTGGGGTAACGATCCCCATGCTTGCCGTAGTTACCGCTGCAACCCGCAGTTATCTTCATGTCTGGCCCCAACTCATAAGGGCCATATCTACTTCAGCGTCACATCATTCTGACGCTCATTTCATCTTTGCAACGGATGCCAGTAAAGAAAGCAGGGATGCCGAAGAATTTGCAAAGTCGCATTTGCCTGAAGGCTGGAGAGTTACCGCGATAAGGCTACCAATCTCCGAGGATGCCAAAGACTACAAAGAAGAGGCTCAGATCCGGATTGCCCGTTTACAAGGGGCAGCATTTTCTTTTGCACGACGGATTAAAGCCACGTTTTGCTGGTCTGTAGAAAGCGATACTATTCCTACACCGGATGCACTTCGAGTCCTAGAATGGACACTTCAGATGCCCGATCCAGTTGGAAGTCAATACTATGACATTGCTGCTGCCACTTATCCTAATGGATTGTTCCTTGGTGGGTTTGGAACCAGAGCAAATCAAATTGCCGAGGATTTCTTGCCGCATGAACGCATCTTAAAACCAAGACTGAAGCTATGTTTTGAAGAATGCGAACGCCGACTAAAGCAGGCCAAGGATAGAAAAACCGGAGAGAAAGAAGGAAAACGAATGGCTAGGCTGAGAGATCGCATTAAAAAATGCCCTCCAGACGGCAATATCTGGGATGTTACCGCAAAACACGGGTGGCGCAGGAGGGGCTGGATGGATCACGCATACCCGTCAATCGGATTGGGGGCAGTAGTTCCTTCGGACTGGTGCGGACTTGGATGCACCTTGCTATCAGCAAAAGCATTGGCATTGGCAGATTTCAATGGTTATGAAGGCAAGGGGACTCAGGATTTGTTTCTTTGCTGGCATCGGTGGCATCCAAATGGGCTTAGAATTGCCTGTGTTCCCCATGTTGCTTGTGACCACATCAAGCGCAAGGAAGACAAGATTGTCCACTATCGGGCATACCATGAACAAGACCCTGCTTACTTTGGACACCTGAGACAAAGAGAGCAGCCGTTTGTTCCTCTGTAAAAGCTGACAAACCGATAAGGGTATGAACTTGGTAGTTGACCTCGCTACACTGTCAATTAAGACACCCACGACTCCGTTTTTTTCCACATCAGGTAAAACGGCAACTTTCAATGTTCAGTTTATGCTGAACGGCATTCCTCAGCAACTCTCGGAGGGAAGCACTGGGTATGTAGGGATTACGGTATCCGACAATCTAGTTGCTGGCGGGTCTACTGATGGTGTTTGGACATCAAGCGGATCTGGAAGCTCAAGTGTCTATTCATCGACATTCAGCATGAATACAACGGAAGTAGTTAATCTATTTTCCGGTGAGAATGCTCCAGAAATGGTCATGGGAGTTATCACGGTTGATTGGCTTGATAGCTCAAACGATTATGAGACATCTCCGTTCCCAATAACGATTTACAAGGCAAACATTACCGGAGGAGAAGGCACTCCATCGGAACTTCCAGATTTCAAAGCAACGACTGAGCAGGCTCAGGCTGGAACAGATGACAGTCACTGGATGACTCCATTGAAGACATCGCAGGCAATTGCTGCAAAAGCTACCGGAGATATTGAATCGCAACTAGGGTATACCCCTACATCTCCCTCGTTTGTTTCTTCAGCAATCAGCACTGCAATTGCTGCTCTTTCAGGTGTCTACACTACTGCATCGGCAGTTGCCTCTCAGATTGCTGCACATGGATACCAAACAGCTTCACAGGTAACGACGGCCATCACGTCCTATGGTTATCAAACCGCAAGCCAAGTATCTTCCTCAATTGCTACTGCATTAAATGGATATGATACAATTTCAGCACGAACATCGGCCATTTCTGCCCTTTCATCCGTTTATACTACTACAGCAGCAGTAGCATCTCAGATTTCATCCGCTCTTTCTGGATACGCAACACAGTCTTGGGTTTCGGCTCAGGGATTTATTACCGGAAGCCCTTTCAATCAGTCCCTTAACACTGGAGATTCGGCAACTTTTCAGCAAATCGAGATAGCGGGGTCTGCTTCATTTGCCAATGGAGCCGCAACGATTGATGCCAGTGGAAACCTCCATGCAGCAAACTACAACGGGCTTGCAAATCTATTCCCCCTCGGATCTTCAGCTTATGCAGACGGTGGAACCGGAGCAAATCCCGCTCGATACATCGTCCAAGACCAGTCCTCGAACGTCATAGGCTACGTCAATCTTTCATGGGATGGTTCACCAACTATCCTGATCGGCATTCAGGCAACCGACGTTTCTGGAAACCCTCTGACTCATGGCACTTTTGCTATGAGTTATGATGGATCAGGAAACCTCACTTCAGTTGTTTGTTCTAACTAGGAATTGCTATGCCGTGCGATTCTAGCGTTTACGGGTATGAAAAATCGTGTGGAGTAGATGAGAATGGGGATTGTTTGTATCCCGACATCAATGGAGATTGCACAAGTTACACGAATTGTTCTGACACTAATGCAGCACAATGGTATTGTAACGGACTTTGTGGCCCCGATTTAGGAATATCATCTTCGCAAGCAGGGGCTGATTGCAATGGTGTATGCGGTGGATCTTCAACATTGGATGCTCTTGGATACTGCAACGGAGATGCAATTATTGATTGCTCGGGTGTAAATTACTATTCCCCCTCAAACGAGGATGGAAATACTTTTTATGATTTTAGTGATTACAATATTACAGAATGCTCCCCTCAAAGTGTCAACGCAGGAGGGCATTGTTGTAGTGAGTGTGGAACAAATGATTGTGGTTGTTTAGACAACAACGGATTATCTCCTTGCATTTGCAATGGTTTTGGTTCTATTTGCAACATTATCTGGGGAGTTGGTTGCGAATATAGCGATTACCAAAATGTTTGCGGTGGGAATTGCTGGGATGTCTCTGCTTGTGGAGAGGACAGCAATGGAAACTGCATCTATCTTGATTGTTTAGGATATTGCAACGGGGATGCTACTCTCGATTGTAATGGGCTTTGTTATTCCCCCACCAATGAAGCAGGTGTTAATAATAATAATAATTGGGATTGCAACGCATTATCTTTAGATTGCGCAAACAACTGCTGTGGGAATGCCGTCCTTGACGATTGTGGAGTGTGTAATGGTGGAGATACGGCACAAGACGCTCATGGTGTGTGTTTTGGACCGTGCTACGATTATTCGTCTTGTGGTGAAAACTCCGAAGGATGTCTCTACACTTCTTGTGACGGATCTTGCACCTCTGCAACTCCAAACCCGACTTGCTTTTCTCAAGTTCAAAGCATGATCGGTCAGATGATGGGGATTCCGTCGTTCATCAACCTCGGATCTCCCAAGCCGAAAGTCGATCTATCCGCCCTCTTGGGCATTCCCATACTCCAATGAGCTGTAACTGTTCTATGAAACCCACACCACCACCCCTGATGACCCAAGTAGCCAACTTTGGTAAAGCCCTTGTGGCGGAAGCTGGGGCAATTGTATCCGGTCAAGATCCTGTAACTTCTGAAGAGCAACATCAACGGCTTGTAATTTGTATGTCGTGCAACTTTTACGACAATGGTCGCTGCCTACTTTGTGGGTGCAACATGGACGCAAAAACTGGGTTCAGGTCTGCCAAATGTGCTGCAACTCCTGCAAAGTGGTAGTTGTTGACAAAACGTCCTCTGATTGGAACCCCCAACGCATAAATGCTGCCCCCAATACTTTAAGGTAAAGGGATAAGCATAATGCGAAAAAAGGAGACCATAACCAAACTCTAAAGATGCCAATCACGCTTCAAACCCAGCCCGTCACCGCAAATGCAGCCCTTGCCGCTGCCGACATCGCAGCCATCACCGCTGCTCTAACCCCTGTTCTTACCCTTCCTAACGGTGAGTCTTGGGCCAACCTGACGGCAATGAACATCACGATCCAGCCTTCTGGCACTGGTGTGTTGAACATCCGTTTTAGCAAGTAATCGTCTGCCCCACAGAATCGGCTCCAAGGTCAGAAATGGCCTTGGGGCATTCTTGGCATAAAGAATGAGCGCACATTCTCAAAACATAGCTGGAGTCGCATCACTGGTTACTGGAATTGGTGGCACGATTACATCTAAAGTCGCACTTGCTGTTTCCCTTACCCCCACAATCTCAATATCTGAACAACTTGTTCAGCAGCAAATTATTGCCACAGAGGTATCTACAATTGCTGGCATTATTGGTGCATTTGCCAGTGTTTGCGCCGCAGCGTTCTACATAACCAGAATTCGAGGCAATAAGAACGATTAACGCTTTTTAGAAATAGGCGCATACAACCGATTTCAAACGTGAGAAAGATTCTTCCCTTAGTTTTAGAAGTATCGCTTTACGTTTTTGCCATCATATTGGCATTAGCATTGGTTTTTTTTGTATCGGGTTGCGCTCATCCGGTTGCAAACAAGACGCAACCCATTATTATCCCATCAACAATTGGGTTATCTTCAGCAGCGCATACTCTCCAAACGGCAAATCAATCTGATGCCCAAGCGATAAGCGTCATTGCACCACTTGCAACGAACGCTACACAACGCATAGCCATTGATACTTTGGAGACAAATCAAGCTATCGAATCAAACACAATTGCTTCTCTCTGGACAAATACCCAGATACTTGAAGGACAGATTTCAAATCTTGTTACGGACAATAGCAATACCCATGCGGCCCTAGTTACTGAGCAATCTTTGACTAGGGCCGCAACAGCAAAGGTTCAAAAAGAATCGAGGATTAACACGTTTGTTGTCTTCCTTCTATCGACGATTACCACTGGTGTTTTTCTTGGTGCTTTTTGGAAGCCGATGACCGGATCGGGAGGATGGATTTCCATATTGGTTGCCCTAGTTGTTACGGGCATTGTTTTTGCCGCTGGATGTGCGTTTTGGTATTACGTCCTGATTTACGTCAGTCAGTGGTTCCCAGCCATTTTTTAATCCATGAGCGATTCCTATCTGGGAAAGGCATTCTCGACCGTTACGGGGATGCCTTCAGCCATTCGGCTGCTCTTTGGTGCAGTTATTCTTACTGATTGCGCTTTTATGTGGGCTCAGATTCTTAGACTTGCTTTGGATGGCAAGATTCCCCCGATTGACGCAGGAACCGTGGCATTCTCGGCAGGAATAACAACTATCCTGACGCTTCTTTTGGGATGGGCAAGATGGCAAGAATCCCTGAGCCATTTTCCATCCGCTCCAGATTCACCGTTGCCGCAACCTCCTGAGCCCCCATCGGCATGAAACTGGAAGACATCCTCGACGCAGCAGATCAAGAGTCTAGCTATTTTCAGCAGGCACTTGCCATTGTTTTACCGGATGAAATTGTTACCGACTCACAAGGGAACATTATTCCAGAAAGACCAGATTCCCACGGGTTGACTTTTGCTGGATTGAATCAAGTCGATGACAACCTTCCGGTTGACGAAACGGGAACCGTTACGGCTACTCCGGAGTGGATCATGATGACCTACTTGGAAAACTACTGGGAGGGTTGCAAGTGCTATGGATTGCCGTACCCCTTGTGCATTCTAGTGTTCGTACAGGCAGTAAATCAGGGTGACTCAGAGGAGATTAAACTGCTTCAGTTTGCCTTGAACGACTATGGGGCGCATCTAACCGTAGACGGGGTTATGGGTCAAAAGACACTGAATGCTGCCATGCAATGCCCTGACAGCAATGGGTTGGCTTTGGCTTTCCTTGCAAAAAGCAAAGCGCATTACCAGTCCATAGTAGCCAACAACCCGAATGAATATAAAAACCTGCAAGGGTGGCTGAATCGCATCAACGATCTACAAAAACAGTTTTCTATATGAGTAGCAGCAATCCCATCGGCGCATCTCTTGTAAAAGATATTTTAAGACGCTTTTCAGAAATCCCCACTCTGACGCTAGCAAAAAAACTTTACGCAAATAACCCAGAGGTGTGGACAAGCCTTGAATCTTGTAGATCCCATCTAAGAAACTTTCGCGGGAATAACGGCAAGACAGCAAGGGATGGTATAAAAAACCGTGAGTTTTATCGAGCAAACGGCAAGCCGCAAGATCCAACCAAGCTGCCCACAAGTTACAAAAGGAAATGGGAGCCGTACATACTTGAGGGCAAAAAAGTCGGCATCATCAATGATGTCCATGTGCCATTCCATTGCAACGTAGCTCTGAAAGCAGCATTGGATTACCTAAAAAAGCGCAAGGTGGACGTAATCCTGCTGAATGGAGACACGATTGATTTCTACCAGTTGTCTAGGTTTGAAAAAGATCCAAGGGAGAGAAATACCCACCATGAAATCAAGGCAACCAAGCAATTCTTGGACTATCTAGCTGAGAAATTTCCAAAGACAAAAATCATCTGGAAGGATGGCAATCATGACGAGCGTTACCAGTCGTTCTTGAGGTGCAAAGCCCCTGAGTTGCTAGACATCCCTGAGTTTCGGTTTCCGGTTCTCATGGATTTTGAAAACAGAGGGATTGATTACGTTACCGAAAAGCAGCTGATCCAAATTGAAGACCTGACGATCCTTCATGGTCACGAGTACGCAACCCCACTAATCGGCCCAGTCAACGCAGCCCGTGGATTGTTTCTCAGGGCAAAGTCATGTGCGCTAGTTGGTCATCACCATCAGACGAGCGAACACACAGAAAGCACCATTCAGGGCAAAATGATTACCACTTGGTCATTGGGCTGCCTTTGTGATTTGCATCCACGGTATATGCCCATCAACAAGTGGGGACACGGCTTTGCTGTTGTTGAGCGTGGCAGTGGGTGGTTCGAGGTAGACAACAAAAGGATTCTCAATGGCAAGGTGCTATGACCGAAATCAAGATTCAAACCGGAGTCTTCGATGACGTGGTGTGGATTGTTGCTCCCTGTGACCACAAGCAGGCAGTTGAATGGTTGAAAAAGAAAAAGATCACTGATTTTGACCATATCGACGAATACAAAGAGGCCCGTGGGATGTGTGCTAGGAGGACTAAACGGTCTGCCTCGATCATCTTTCTAAAAAAACGTCCTGTAGACGCAGATACCATTGCCCTGCTTTGCCACGAGGCAATACACGCCGCAAACCAAATCATGTCGGATAGTGGGGTTAGGGATAAGGGGGATGAGGCAACCTGCTATCTTGCCCATTTTATCGTCCGAAAAGCCTTGGGTGTTTTCTTGAAAAAGGTTGCTTAAACCACTTGCATCAATTGGAGGAAGGATGTAACTAGGTGATCCATGCGAGAAGCATCATTCACCCCAGACATGGCAGATGAGATTGATTCCCTAGAGGACATTCTCAAAGAAATTCATCGGGAATCAGGGTGGACTGGCGTTGCTGCTTTTATACGGCAATCCACCAGTCGCACTATCACGGTTTCCGAAAGTCACTACCTCCAACGAATCATCCAGAAGCTCCTGATTCCATCGAATCTATGGGTATCCGTGGTTGGACTCATGTTTGCCACGGGATTGAATCGTTTGAACATTTACAAGTCTCAGCGTGATGCAGCCAAGCAGTACGGCCTCACGCCAGCAGCAATCAATGCCGCTGCGAATGAGTGGCTGGAAACACTAGACCTTCCCAGAAACGAGCATTTCAAGTCCGAGGCAGCGGTTGCCTCCTACAAAAAGAACGGAAAAGAAAACCACTGGAGATCCCAATGCAAACCACCAACCAAAGCCTAGCCAACATTCAGCAGCGCATTTCTCAATGCGCCACATTCAGCCCCAACGGCCTCGTCCTATCTGCCGATTGCACCCAAGAGGATGCGGTAGATGTCCTGAAGTACCTCCGGTCTATCGACACGTCGATGGAGTTTTTGATTGGTGATTGGGTATCTCAGGCCAAGGAAAAGTACGGGGAGCAGTTCACCAATGAGGCTCTTCAGCAGTTGGAATTTGACTGGGTAAGGGTTTCTCGTGCCGAAAAACTGGCAGGCATCCCGTCCGAAATCCGCAATCCCAAGCTCAGTTCGGCCCATCATGCAGCAGTCTTGAGGCATACTTCTGACCCAATGAAGCAGGCCGAGTTGCTTGAAATGGCAGCCCAGAATCACCTTTCCCCGATGGAAACGAGTCGTTCGGCCCGTGGTGGAAGGCTCATCACCAAGGATGAGATAAAGAAGCAATGCCCTCCGAGGGTTGGGTTCTACACCATTCAGGCAATCATGCAGGACTTCGAGAAATGGGTGCGTCAATGCCCATACGATCACTGGAATGATGACGACCGGAAGATGTTCCTTCGGGAGGTGAGGGTGTTCACGGATTTTGTGGAAACCCAAAAAGCCCGAATGGGGTCTTCTGTTTAATTAAACACTTGGTTAATGCTCAAGGTTTAAGCCGATGCAAAAAAGACTAGGTGAAAGACTAGGTTTTCCCATTTTCACCTAGTCTTTAGGTTCCTTAAACCTGCCGTGAACTGCCTCAGCAGCGAAATCCTACAGAGTAACTGCCTAGAACTGCCTAGAAGCCAACAGTGTGGGGAGACTCTTAATCAATTGGTTGAAGGTTCGAGTCCTTCCCGATCCACTCCCTTAAATGCTAGCCCTACGGGGCATTCGAGGGTGAAGAAAAAAGGTGACGTACTAGGTGAAAAGACTAGGTTTCTCTTATGAGCCAATTCACCGCAACAGCTACGCAGTACCTGATCCGCAACGAAAAGACCGGAACCTACTTCATCCGGAAGTGGGTTTCTGGAAGGGCCGTTAGGATTTCTTTGAAGACCAAGCAGCTATCCGTGGCGAAAGCCAAGTTGCCGCAAGAACTCGCAAAGCTGCCCTCTAGCAAAGCAGGGGATGCATCATTCAACGAGGCAACCAATCTCGGTCAGTGCATCGAAAACGTGAAACGCCGCACGGAGATAAATCCCAACCTGCGTGAGGCATCGAGGAAGTACCGACTCAACACGATCATCTTTCTCGAAAAGACGTTTCCCAAGATCAAGACGATGAAGCCAAAGGAGCTTACGCCGATCAAGTGTGAGGAGTGGTTCACGTCATTGAAGGGGAAATACTCAGGAGCGTTGGTGAACAATGCCCTTGGCAGCCTTCGCATGATTGTGGACGAGGCCGTTAAAAGCGGTCTAATCCTGAGAGACCCGACGACCGGAATCAAACGGGCAAGGGTGAAGGCAAAGAACATGAGCCTTCCCTCAACTGCGGATTTCAAGCGGTTGGTTGCCGCAATCAGGAAGCCAAAGGACGAGAAAAAGCACAGCTACCGATCCGACGCAGCAGCCGACCTCGTTGAGTTTCTCGCCTACTCAGGTTGCCGCATAGCTGAGGCAAATGGCCTCAAGTGGTCTGACGTTCGTCGAGAGGCAAAGAACCCGACCATCTACGTCACGGGCAAGGGGGGTTATTCCCGACACATTCCAATCATCGCCCCGATGAAGGATCTACTTTCCAGACTTCCGGTGAAGGGTGATTACGTCCTACGGGTCAAAGAAGCGGAGCAATCACTTTCCCGTGCCTGTGGTGACATTGGCATTGAACGCATCACTCACCACGACCTGCGTCACCTGTTTGCCACGACTTGCATTGAGTCCGGTGTGGACATCCCTACCGTTTCCCGATGGTTGGGCCATAAGGACGGGGGCGTGTTGGCCCTCAGAACGTATGGACACCTTCGTGAGACTCATAGTGCAAGCGTGGCAGACAAGGTGAAGTTTTAGACCTTTGCCTCGGCCTTGGTTGCCTCAGAAGCAACATCGCTGAGAACGTCTTTCGATTCCGTTTCAGCAGATGCCTCGACGTGGGCAATCAGGTTTTTGATGTGGGTCAGTGCGCTTTCGAGTTCGGCTTCGGCTCCGGTCTCGATGCGCTGAAGGAAGGCTTTCGCCTCTACCATTGCATTACTCATGTTTTTTTGGGGTTGCCCTAGAGGATCATTCCACTAGGAAATTTTTGTTAATCTGCCTCTGAAGTGTCTTCGTAATTGAATGCGCCTTCGCATCCGCAATGTGGACAGTCTTCAGGCTCAACGTAACCACCTTCATCTGGGTAGTTGTCCTCGTATTGACCTGAGCGGTATCCGCGCACAAACGGATAGACCTTCACGTCCGTTTCCTCTTCGCACTCAGGGCAGGTCATGCCCTCACGATATGGACGGCTCATTCGACCTCCTCCGTTTCGACTGCCGCAATCCAAGCATCGTCCGGAAGGTCAAACTCACTGAGTCCACACCTTCTTCCAGCATTGAATGCAGCTATAACTCGATCTTCCACGGATGGAATAGAGTTGTCTGGGTTCAGCATCCTGATCCCTTCCGTATCCCAGTATTCTTTACCGTTCATGGTTAAGTGCTTGGTGGAAGTGAACAAACCGATCAACGGTTTCGGATACGAAAACAGCAGTGACTGCGAACAAGCACAGTATCGTGCAAATGCACAGTACCGAACCCAGCATTGGCAGCCATACATCCAAAAAGACGCACGTTGGGATTTCTTCTGTTGCTTTCATTATGATCGAAAGATGAATGAATCCGGAGCAGGTGAGGCATGATCCAAGATGGCGAGGATTTTTGCCGCACGTTGCTGCATTTTTTGGGCCTGACGTTGCAGCCTCATCACGGTTGATATGGCATCGGAATGAGGAACGTCGTGGATAAAGGCATAGCCTTCATTACTGCTAACGATCAGTCCTTCACTTGCCTCAGCAATCGAACGAAGTTTCCGTTTTGTGAATGTTGTGAGCCAGACGAGTTTATCGGCTGAAACCCAACCCTTGCCTCGAAGCAAAGCGATGACTGCATCGACTTGACCTCGTGTTGCCGTTCGTTCTTCTAGGACGAACTCTTCCTGCGTTGTTTGTGTTGTCATTGTGTGTGTGTGAGATGACTTGATGATGGTTACTTAAACCGTCGTTTTTAACAAGTCGTTTTTTGCCTTGCTTGGATTTCCCGAATCAACTCGATGAATTGATCCGCTGCCATTTCAGCGTACACCTCATAACTTTGCTGGAGCATATTGGTGACGTGGAAGAATTGCTGTGGCGATTCACGGAACTGACGATCCCACTCCATAAAAACCGACGCAATTTCAGACTTTGTGGCGTGGATCATTTTCCCTCCTTTAGCTTCTGGATCTCTTTCTTCAGCTTTTCAATCTCTCCAAAGTTGTATCCACTATCTTCTGCACCGACATTAAGGGCGCGATAAATTTGCTGCACCTCGTCGCGTAGGTAATGCAGGGAATACTCAATCGACTGAAACACTCGGCAAGTGGCGCAAGTCGGGTTAGAAGGTTCCGTGCTTTCAACGTTTGAGAAACCTCCATACCATTCTTTCATCGTTGCCCCGTCTTGGGTTTCCTCTGGCGTGGGGGCGTGACGCATAAGATCGTCTGCCTGCCTATCGAATCCGTTTTTACGCAGGAATGTAGCGTGATCCTTGAGGAGATCACGGAGCCTTTCGACCTCTTTCTCCTGCTCAATAAAAGCCTTCTTGAATTTTTGCGCCTTGGAAGCCTCGTCTCTGTAATGTTGATGATAGTTGGAAGCCTCGTTGGTTTTCTCGGCAAGTTCGCGTTCTAGCATTTCGCTTATTGTAAAATGCACCCAATCAGAGCTTATGCTTTCATGTCTTCGCAAACGGGCAGAATCCGTCATCGGCGTTGGTGTTGTGGAGGGGTTCATGTTATTTTTTCCGGTATGAAGGCCAATTGCACTCGGCAACACCTCCGGTTTCCTCGATACGGCTCGTGATGCTTTCACCCATCGACTCAAGAAACGCCGGCTTGGTTTGGTTTGAGATGAGAAGCGTGTCCTTTTCCGCTCCATATCTCCGGTCAATCAGATGCGTGAGCAACCGATCCTCCCACGGTGTTTCCCCTCTCTCCTGAGTTTCGTCGAGGATTAGAAGGCTTGGTTTTGCATATTCGGCAATGACATCCCTCTCGGTTTTCCCCGTCTGGTGAAACGACGCTTTGATGTCCAAAAAGAAATCCATCGTCGTTTTGTAGGTCACGCTACGTTTCTGGTATGCCGCTTGCTGAGCGCAGGAGGCTGCCAGTCGAGTTTTTCCAGTGCCTCGGCCCCCACATAGCGCAATGAGGAATCCGGAGCCAATTTTTGCCTTTAATCGAGTTTCCAACTTAATCCATGCCTCGCCCATCGGCTCAATTGCAGCCATGTGTTTCTCAGGAAGTCCCGACGCATCAAGGATTTGCTTTGCTTTGATAGCATTTTTTTTAGCTTCGGAATCCTCCCGTTCCTTCTCCCACTCCCTTTGACGGGCATCAATCTCCTCCTCAGTCAGCGAGAAGATCGAGAACTTGGGGAGGTGGTTCTGGATACTCTCTGGATCGTTTTGCATCTCTGTGGCTTGTGTGTGTGTGTGCATTTTTTGGTTTGTTGTTGTTGGGGAAAATCCCCCTCCATCCGTTTTTGATCGACGTTTCCACGGCCATGATTGCTTCCGAAAGGCTCAGGTCTTCGAGATCCTTCAGGAGGCGTTTCTCAGCCAGTGGGGTAAGTTTGTTTCTGATCTGCTTTCTGTGTGTTCTGAACTCTTCCCAGATATTTCTGAAGGTCGTGCAATCCAACTTTTCCGGAAACACCGGAGCAGCTTGCTGCGCTTTCTTCTCTGTCTCTACCTCTGTCTCTGTCTCTCTCTCTCTCTCTGTCTCTGGGATAGCAACTTGATAGCAGCCTGCTAGCAACTCGAAGAAACCACTGGAAATCAACGGCTTAATAGCATCCTCAATTTCCTTCCTCGAAATCCGCAAACGGAACTCCAATTCGTCCGTTGTTGCATCAAATGAACCATCTGGTGATTCACTCGCAAGCAACCAGAGCAGGGGTGCTAGCCCCTTGCTAGCAAGCGGCAACGACATGAAATCCCGATTGTTCAGGAGATCACGATGCAACTTGATCCAAGGAGGGCAGCGATCCTTGTAGTGTTGGAATTTCTCCCAGCCCTTTGGACGCAACTTCATAACTCGATCTTTCCGATGCAGACCTCGATGTGAGAATCCTCACCGATTGCAGCGTAGGTTTTTTTCACCAACTCGACGCAAATCTGACTGTCGTCCACCCAGAACGCCGAAAGGGAATCCTTGAGTGGCTTGATCAGATTATCCGTGTCGGGCCTGACCCAGCACGGTTGTCGGTTAGGGTTCTTTTTTCCAAGCCGCTGCGGCCTTGGCATTACGAACTCGACGGCAAGTATCAATGGGCCGCTCAAGGCAGTTTTAGGACGGTGTGGCCTAGCCAGTGTCGCAATCAACTGCTGGTAGAGTTGAGCATCCTTGGTCTTGAAAAACCTTGGTTGCCCACCTCGCACAGTCAGACGCTTTCCGGAAAACTGCAATGACTTGGGTTCAAGTGGAACCGTAAACGAAATCATCTCGATTGGGAAATTGTCGCTCATCGGCTTAAACCCTCCAGACTCGAACGTATCCGTTTCGTCCCTCTTCCTTTCTGCTAACGCATTTGATCTTTTTGCGCCGAAAAATACTGATCGCAGTATTCCGACTTTCCGCAGGGATGACGAACGAATCACCCGCTTCCATCTCGTCGATAGTCGCAGAGTAATCAGTCACACCCTCTCGGTAGATCGTTGGTATCGTCACTCCCTTTTCAATTGTAAGTTTGCTCATCGGTTACTTGTCCTTTTTCTTTTTGATTGTTTTCGCACCCTCTTTGACTTCGACGCACTTGGCCTCAGTCAATCTCCCCATCACAAATAGTTCTGCATCGTCCAACTTGCACTGCGTGGCAGCGGCAACGGACTTGATTAGTTCAGGCAATGAAGGCTTGCAGCACTCCATGAACTGATTCCTCCCAAGCACGTCACTCAATGATTCAGATGCCGCTTTCGGATCAGTCACAGTCTTGGTCTCACGGCCACGGCTCAACGTGTATCCCTCAACACTATCCGGATCATTCTCAAGCATCGTTCGAGCAATCTCCTTCATGTCGGCAAGCCAATCACGAGCAGCCTTCTCTTTGTCCAAGAAGATGCGCCACTGACTAGGTGTCCATTCGGTCGGCAACGGGAGATTTCGCAACTCAATCGTCATCTCACTACGCACCCACGAATGGTATTGCTGGCAATGATCTTTGAACGGGCAGTATTGGCATTGTTTCACGCCAGCACTCCGGTTCGTTGGTGGTGAATCAATCGCATCCTCAACGATCTTACGGACGTGCGCTTTGGCCTGAGCCAAAGACTCCTCCGGATAAACCGTGAGAGGCACGGAGTTCGACACCATCGGTTGTATGATGCCAACGCTAATTGTCGCCCTCGATCCAGCCTCGATGTGATTTGCCAACAATGTAGCCAATCCACGGAGTTGAAGGTTTCTAGGTGACTCGACCTGCTCACCATACAACGTCTTGAAATCCAGAATCAGGATGTCTCCCGATTCGGTCACAGCAACGATGTCGGGCTTTCCGCTATATTGATACTGACCCTTGTCGCCCCATTTCTCAGACCAGAAACGCTTCTCAACGCAAAGGATGGTGTAGTTTCTGCCACTCGACCATTGGTCGATAGCATTTTGGGCCATCCGCTTGCACTTGTTGAATGTCTCCAAATGATCCGGATGGACAGGAGATGTCCTACCCTCCAGAAACCATTCGGCTAAGTGATTGTGAACGACATTTCCGTATTCGGCATAGTCAGCCTGCTTCTCATCAAGTTTCTCCATCAGGCCGAGTGACCTGACGGAGTTGAACTTGCCGAGGCAAAGCGACAACGACTCAAGGGAACTGCACGAAGGCATTCCCATACGCTCGTCTATAACGTGATTCGTCATGGTCTAGTCCTCCTTGTCGTGGAATAGATCGACCAATATCAGAAAGGCATAACCGATGATAATGCCTGCTACCAAGATGCAGAATTTCTCGATCATTTGTGTGCCTCGATTAGGTCGCTAAAACTTGGATAGCCGACTATGCCTAGTTCGACTTCAACACGACGAAGACGTGCTGAAAGCGATTGATAACCCTCGATCAAAGAACGTGGATCAAATCCATCTCCGGTCTTTGGTCGCCCGACCCGTTGATTCTTCAACTCAAGAAACGAGGTGTAGATCATGTAACGCAATTGCGACACACCAACATCAATGCCGAGATCACTAGCAATCTGCTCGATGATGTCGTTGTGTTTATTCCGTTTGATGAACTCCTGATTGTCCTTGATCCACTCGTAAAGAGCAGCCTTTGAGGCAAGGGGAAGATGAACGCTCATGGTTAGGAAAGGGATAGGACTTCAGCCTTTTCTTCTGCCAGTTCACGAAGACGAATCTCTTCCATCTCCTCCGGTGACGGGCCACGCTTTGCCATCCCAGACTCTTCTGCCTCACGAGCAGTGATCAGTTTCCGTGCTTTTTTTGGCTCAGGAATCGGAACCGCTGAAACTGGCGCACCCATAGGAATGTCGTCATCTCCATGAATCGAATCCACCACTTCAACGGCATCATCAAAAACCGGAGCCGATGTAGTCACAACAGACTTTGCTGCAACATCACGAACCTCATCCTCGTCATAGATTCCGGAGAATCCAAACGCCACACGGCTGCACTGCATCAGTGCCTTGTGCCGCAGCATTCGACGTGGGGACTTGTTCCAAGGATCGGTATTCCGATGTGTCTCGCTATAGAACTCAGTCACCTTGGTCGGACGTGAACGATCCTTACGATAGATCGAAGCAGTGCAAGAATACGGCTTGCCGTCCTCGCCATCGACGTACTCAAACTCAACGCCATCAAACTGCGGATGATCATTGACGATACGAATCCATCCATCGACCGATACCATCGGAGCAATCCCTCCACCTTTCGCAGGAAAAGCATATAGCTCCTTGGTAAAGGGATTAAGACCGTATTGATTCGCCACGACGGTCAACGCCATGACTTCCTCATTGGTCGCACCCTTGAAGACTGTGGACTTCAACGTGTGAAGCAGCTTCTCAGGATCTGCCTGTAGTCTCGCAGCCAATACGGTCAAGGCACTCGCCTTGTTAGCTACGGTTTGGGTTTTTTGTTGCGTCTGAACGCTCAGTGTGTTCATGTTTCTGTGTGTGTGTGAGCATCTACTCGTTGTTCACCAATTGAAGGGCAGGGGTTTAACGACCTCTGCCTTTCTTTTTGCCGCCGCTACTATCAGCAACGGAATCACGGCAAAATCTTTCTAGTTCCACTAAGGGAATGATCTTGTGACGGAACTGAGGCAGCGGCCTCAAGTCACCACGATGGATCAACTTCAAAACGGAATCCTCATGTTTGAATCCGAGGATCTGGGCTGCCTCTTTCGTCGTGTATCCCAGCTTGGGTAAATCACGAACTCGTTTAGGCAACGAAGGCGTAACATTCGGCATCTGTTCAACAATTTCGTGTTCTGTTTCCGTAACAACGTCCTGAATGTCCGGAGAAGTGACTTTCAACTTAGCTTTTACAATGTTGGTTTCCATAGTTGGGTGACTTAAACCTTTGAGTGTTTTTTTAAGAGTTGGAGATCAGCCAACTTTCTTTCCAGAACCTGAACCGGATTTAATTCTGCGTTTTCCAGCTTTTTCAGCGTTTCTCTTCGCAGAGGCACGTTCAGCTTCACGAGTTTCTTTGGCGATTGTTTCATATTCCGTAGGGGTTAGATCATAGCTTCTTACCGACTCGGTGAGGGTATCCTCAACAAAGTCAGTTATGGTCTTCCTCTGGGCCGCAGCAGCTTTACGAATCAAGGCATTGAGCGTTCTAGGAATATAGAACGACAGAACCTTGTGGTCGGGAGCGTGTTGGTTAGGCATGAGGATCGGGGATATGAATACCGTTACACCTTAAACCTCGCAAGAAAAAAGATGCAGTCAACTGGTTTTTTTATATTGTTTAAATGTTGTATTACCTGCGACATCAATCGAGCAAGCACATCGTAGCATACCGCTAGCATTGTGATTGCAATATGATCGAAGCATTACACCAACGTAACAGTGCTTCTACTATAGCATTGAGCCCTTCCGCTGCCCCCACCCCCCCACTAAGGAATCTCTTAGGACGGTGCGAAAAGCCGCAGGTCAGCCGTCCCCCCGACGATTTTTCGTGAATGCTCAAAAATTATGTGTCCCACGCAAGGCAGTTCATGGCAGTTCATTGCTTTTGGGTGGCAGCTTTGAGTTGCACTACGACACTTCCTGTCACCGGACTGGGGCGAAAAAGGCAAAAAAAAGCAGGAGTCAGAGAGACGTTAATCTCTCCAACTCCTGCTCCCATTTCGCACTACACTAACAATCTTTTTCTAATGTTTGGATGCCATCTCCTTGAACCTTTCAACACGACCCTGATGAACAGCCTCAGCGTATTCCATCGACGGGGCATAGAATGAAAGCACAGGGACAGAGTTAAAGACTTCGCTACTGATAGCCAACTCACCATCCTTATCCACTTCGACCGGAACAACCTTTGTACCCCACAACTCCGGATGAACCGAATTATCTTCGGCTATTTTTGCCATGTTTTTGGGGAACCCGACAAATATAGAGGTGATGAGGAATTTGTTTCCGACTTCATCCTCTACCACATCTTGACCAACCAAATGCTTTCCAGTTGTAGCACCCAATGCCTGCATCATCAGAAACATCGGATGCTCCACACCTTTGAAGGGTAGAATTTTCACAACCCCTCTGTCATTGAGGGTATAGAGATCGAATAAATCTTTGCTCATACTTTAGTAATCCTCGTCAATCGTCTCCCCGATTTCGATCAGTTCACGGTATCCATCGGTTCCATGTTTCGACCATCCGCAGTAACAAAGGCTGAGACCCTTGTGATCGCCGCATGAATCACAGACATAAGCACCGCAGCTTCTGTCGATTCTCTGTGGGTAGTATGAACCGCAACTGCACCGTTCGGGCTTTTCACGACCACACTCAGGGCAGTGACCATCTTTCCCAAAAGGGACTTCACATCGTTCGCAAGTTTTAACGCTCATGATAATTTCTTGGCTAGGTTGATAATTCTGGAAGCTAGAACTTCCATGTTGCATTTATTGCAGCACCGTCCGGTTGCACTAAGGGGTGCTGGATTGTTTCCATACTTGTTTTCGCAGGGTTTCCCGCAGATGACGCAAGTCGGGTTGGTGTTTGGTATGCTTACGTTTAGTTTGATTCTCATTTGAATTTGATTCCTATGGCATGATGTCCATTGCGGTCATATACCTGTGTTTCAACGTCGTGACTCACCTCTTCGAGATCGCACAAGCAATCCTCGATGATCATTTCCATCTTGAACTTTGCAGCGATTCTTAGACCTGCATACAAGTTCGTAACCGATGACGTTTGCCGTCCCGTCCTCTCACTACGCAAGGGGATGGACACATATCCGTCACGATGCAGCTTTAGAGGAAGCCAATCCTCTAGCCAAAGAACGCCATCGTCCGTTATGTCCGGAGTGCATCCGGAGCTATCTTTAAGGGAAACCAATCCGGAAATCTCATCCCTCCAAAAGGAGTGACTTCCGTTTGTGCCACGCAAGATGCGTGTCCAAGAGTATTTTGGTTTTAACATAGGTTTTGGTGGTTGCGGTTTAGTTCCAAATAAGGGCTAGGAAAATTCCAACGATGAATGCTTCAACAAACAGAAGTTGTAGAACCATTGAGGCAAGAAATAGAACGGGTTTCATCGGCTTAAACCCGTGAAGGTTGGTTTAACTTTAGGACGCTTGCCGTATGCAATGGTGAGATCGACTTTCTCAGAATCAGAAAGCCCATTGTAAATCTCGTGCTGCATAGCCAAAGGCAGTGAGAATATGCCATTCAGGTCAACCATCCCCTTAAATGGAGATGTAGGGTCTGACGCTATCTTGATGAGATTGATCCAATCTTGGACATCTTCAGGTTTTAGTTCTTCTGCGCTCATTGTGTGTGTGAGTTAGTGTGTGTGTTGTTTGTGACCAACGCCGCACCCCTTTCGGGGTGGCAGCTTTGATCGGGATTTTTGTTTAGCCAACGGTCGCAAGCCTACGGGCAAGGACATCGGCAACTTTGGTTGCGGTCTCACGGGTGATCTGTTGATCAAATCCGTATTCTTTCATCGACTCAGTAACGTCAGTGGTTCCGACATAGAGGCCGATTGTGTAGACCCCATGCTCGTGAAGTTGTTTCACTGGTATCGGGCCATCGGTGATCTGGGCATCGGTGTAGACCAGAGCAATCTTTGACTTGGCAATCTCTGCCATGTGCTTGGGGAACGTGTGGACAAATCCTTCCGAACCTTGCAGCGAATGGTTGTGACGGCATTGGTCAATATCCTTTGCCGTAGCACTCCCAAGATCGAATGTGTGGAAAGCACCACCGCAAGCTGAGAGATAAACCTTACCGGTAATAACTCCGGTCTTGGCAAGATCACGAAGAGCGTAGAGCAGCACTCGACCCTCTGAATCGTGCCGAATCCATTCCTTGCCGTCGGCTGATCTACGAATCCGTCCACCCATCGAACCGGAGCAATCCATCACGATTGAAATGTGAGGAACGCCACGATTGTTGTTGCGCTTGACCGTGTACGGATTGACTGGCGCACCGGAAACGATCTCACGCATCCGGAGCCTACGGGAAGGTGACGAAGACTTCTGCTTGCCAACCCCCATCTTGGAACGGAAGGCAGAACTAAGCATGGATGCAATCCGTGCAGCGTCTTTCTCCTCAAACGACCGACGATCAACACCCTTTGCACCGTCACGCTTTGGGCCTGACGGAGTAGCATGGGATGGTTCGTATTTGCCCTGCTCGAAGTTATTAACCTCTTCACCGTCTTTCGGGTCACAGATACTGTCACCACTGCCTGCTCCGTGACTTGCATCACCCTCGGTATCCTTACCTCCCTTTTCCTCACCGGAGGGGCTTTTGGCACGTCCCTTGGAAGATCCTTCCGGATCGAGGATCATAGAGTCGGACAGATCGCCACCATGAACACCGCTGCCGACTGGATTCTCACCCTCAGCCTTCTCAGGAAACTCCTTGAGCCAATCAACAAGAACCGGAACCAAGTCCAACGTGGTGGCTGCTGAAACAAACCGACGATAGAACCTGCCGATCTTCCTAGCTAACTCACGGGTCATCGGATCGGAATACACACCACGCAACTTAGGGTTACGAAGTGCGGATACGTTGTAACCAGTGCCAGTAATCTCGCAGTGAATGAATGCCAGAAGAATCGACTTGGGATTGCTGATGTCGAAACTTCCGTCGTTCCATTTCAACCAACCAAACTTCTTACGATATTTGGTGCGGTAGGCGTATTCGATTCTGGCATCCTCAGCCAGATTCCACAGATTGAATGGGATGCCATGCAACTTCTGCTGATCACTGATTGCACGGTGGTCACGTTCAGTCATGATGGAGTGCATCCATTCATGGAGATAGATGGCCTTGGTGATTCCCAGCTTGTCGCCAGTCTTCAGGTCATCGTGAAGAGCCCACGCACCTTCATTGAGGTAGATGAAATGCTCACTACCGTCGTGAGTCCAGCAACCCGTTTTGGTTATACGGGAGAGAGTTGGGATGAAGTTGAGTTGATACCGCTCATTCGCACCTCCGTCTGAAACGTACTGGGTGCGTGTCTTGATGTGCAGGTTTTGCACTGCCGTCTTGGTGCGGCGGGGTAGTCGTAGTGACATAGTTGTGTGTGTGTTGGTGGTTGCGGCTTAGCCCCAGATGGACTTGATGACCGATTTGACTTTGTTGATCTGCTCAGTTTCGGGACGACCATTAAGGTCGATGCCAACGTAGGAATAGATGCCTTCCTCGACGGCTGCCCCGATGTCTTTCTTGTCATCGGATTTGGCAATCGAAATTGCCCTCTCGATGGTGCGGTACGTTGGGCAATCCTCGATATACCCATCTGCCTTGAGGACGCTCATCTCAGTCCAGAACCGTGTAAGCTCATTGGCGACCGACTCACGGAACTTAGCACCCTTGACGTAACCGAGGACGACGCTCTTGAAGTCATCAGCAGTCAGGTGAACGTAGACCATGACCCAACGTGTCTTCATGGCTGGATCGGGCGACTCGATCTGGAACTGACCTCCGACATTGGTCGTTCCAACGATTGCTAGATTCTCAACTGGGCATTCGACAACCTCTGGGATGAGGTTGCCATGACCGTCGTCAATCGGCTTGTCCGAGCAGAGACGGTAGACCTTGCTGCCGTCTGGTTTTGTAACCGGAGAGAGGAAGCCAAGCAGGGCATTCATCTCACGCTGCGGCGCACGGTAGATTTCATCCAGAAGCAGGAGAACCGACTTGCCTGCCGCTGCCATACGCACCGCATAGGTGACTCGACCGTCAACCCAACGGGAGATCATGCCACCGCTCTTAGGGCAACTCGTGAGGATGTTACCTCCGAGAATGTCACGGGCCTCGATGCCTTGGTGGCAGCTTTGTTCGATGAACAGATCGAATTTGGACTCGCCCCACTTGCGGGTGGTGTATGTCTTGCCAGCAGAAGGATCACCCATAACCAGCACCGGATAAGCTGAGTTCTTAGGTTCGCAATACTGTTGCATGGCCTGCTCAACAGGGTTGGCTCCGGTCGATGGAGTCGGAGAAACAAGGGCTGCCTTGATCCTCCTGACCGTCGTTACTGACGTTGACTTGTCTGCCAACGCTTTCTCGACCTTCTCCATAGTTGCCTTGTAGATGGCATCGGTTCCCTGACTCAGTTCCAATGCTGCCCGTGACTGGTTCGTGGCATTTACCACGTCTCGACGCATTGCATCGAGCAGATGCTCCGTTGAGCGTTGTGCCTTGGCTCCGACGGTGGCAGCTAGTTTTTCGGAGTGTTCGCCAGTAACGATAGCATTCACGATGCTTTCGACTGGGATGTCTACGTCGAGACTTTCGATCATGGCCTTGACCTGACCAACGGTGCAGGGCATCGAATCGGGATTAAGTTTAGCTGTTGTTTTCATGTTGTGTGTGTGTGCTTGTTGTTGGGTTGGAATGGATTAACTAACTAGGGTTGCTTTCGCTTTGATGGTTTTGATGGTGGGAGACGGAAGGAATCCGGAAGCACCAAAATCCAGCAGCAGGTAGAAGAAGTCCTGCGGCTTTTCTTCGACTGAATTGTCTCCAAAAGATGCAATCCATTTATTGATGTGCTTGGTGGTCGTTGGTGAGAACCAAGCTGATGTCCGATAAACCCTGCCCTTATAGACGGCAGCAACCGGAGTATCATAAGAGATAAGAACCACTGTTCCGTCGGGAAAGGTGGCTTGTCGTTGATTGGAACCGATAGAAGTAGTGTTCATAATGTGTGTGCGAATGGGGTTGCTTAAACCTTACCACCTCACCGTCTAGCTTGTAGACGGGAGGCAGGTTAGTGGCTTGTTACCGAACTTTGACCTTGAGTTTGATGCCCTCGGTCTTGGTGGCAGCTTTCTTGCCTACGACTTTCTGCATGATCTCAGCAGCTTTCGCAGGGGTGGAGCCGTTCACGGCAGAACCGATAACGGCAGACATGATCTCTTGCTTGAGAGCCTTGTCCGTAGTGAATGCCAGTCGAATAGCTTCAGCCAACGACTCGCTATCGAAGTCAACCTCAGTGAGGGTTAGCTCATTGTTGTCGATCATCTCGTAGATCACCGCTTTAACCGCATCTTTGAGTTCGGTGGTGGCAGCTACGTCTTTCTTTTTTGTGTTACTCATTGTGTGTGTGCTTGGTTGTTCACTCTGCATTGGCATATTGGTTGCGCCTTTCCTGACTTGTGACAGGCAGCAAGTCCATGCGGACTAACTGGTTGCATTACCCATGCCCAGCCATAAGGTGAACGGGTTCGGGTGGCAGCTTTGTATTATTTAATGCCCCGAAGTATCGTTTAATCTACCTATGCTGGGTGGCCCCCCTACTTTTGAATCAGTAGGCCGAGCCTGATAGTTGCGTGTTGGCCGTTCACTGCCAGAACTGAATTTGTCGCTCGTCTATTGGCGTTGGGGTAAGCCTTGCTATCCCAGACCTCGACTACACTCGCTCAACCCCCTCGTTCTAAAGGTTTGCAGGATTCGTATGACTCGGACTCAGTGGGTAGGCTTATTCGATTTGCCTTTTATCGTTAGTCCGTCCTGCGGGTGGGCTCCAGTGAACCTTGACCGCTCAACTATGTATTTCAAAGATCAGTGAGGAATGTCTTACCTCGATGATTCAAGACTACTGGGTTGCTTAAACCTTAGCAACAAAAAAAGCACCTTTTTTAGGCCGATGCTTAACGTGTATTAAGTATTGATGTAAGGCCAATTGGGGACATCCCAGAGACCCATGATTTCATTGTCATACAAAAACAGGTAGGAACCACTACACCTAGATGGTGGCAGCTTCTCTGACCACAACCCCTATTGTAAAATTGACACCCCCCTAAAATTGAATCTGCAACGCATCCGTGTTGCTTAACCCATCTAAATCATGCCTACCAAGAAAGCATCCGGAGCCGCTAAGGGTTCCAAAAAGGCCATCAAAAAGGCCGTCGTCAAGCGCAAGGCTCCCTCGAAGAAGCCTGCTGGTCGTAAGCCCAAGCAGCGCAAGAGTGAGTCGCGCAACGCCTACCGCAGCCGTCTTCGTGACGCAGGTCATGGCGCAGGTGCTGACCACAAGTAAGCCTTAATCCGATTCTGGACGGCCCCTGAGTTTACGGGGAATGAGTTTGGGGGTCGTCCGGTCGGGTTGCGGTTGAATCTAGTTCCCTACGGCACGGAGTCGTTAATTCCGAAAGATCCAACATGGCAAACAAACTCCAAGAAACACTGCGCTCATTGTCTGAGTTGGCAGAAAAACACGAGGAGATCACCGTAGCATTCAGTGCAGGGAAAGATTCCCTAGCAGTAATGGAGCTATGTTCTAGGACGTTTAAGAAGGTTTCTGCCTTCTACTTTTTCGTTGTTCCTGACTTAGAAGTCACCAATCGGTATATGCGGCTTGCCCGTGATAGATGGAATATCAAGGTTGCCGAATACCCGTCCGATGGATTCTGCATGGCACTAAAGACGGGGCTATATTGCAACCCATCTGAGGCATTTGCCAACTATGAGGAACGGAATCTGAAAACCGTTTATGCCCAGTCGCTTTATGTAACCACTGGAAACATAACTGGACTCGTTGCAACTGGGATGAAAGCAGCGGATGGACTCAAGCGCAGGCAGTTCTTTGCCAATATCGACCCAGCAAACGGAGGAGACCCGTTCTGGTCACAGGTACACCACCCGCTGAAGAGGTGGAACAAGCAGGAGGTTTTGGATTTCCTGAAAGATTGCGACATACCAATTCCTCCCACTGCCAAGGGAACCATCACAACCGGAGTTGGATTTGCACACGATGAGTTGTGTTTTCTACACGATCAATATCCGGATGATTTCGACAAGATGGAAAAGCTATTCCCGTACATAAGATCAACCATTTACCGGAGGAAATATCATGGAGTCGAATGACGAAAAACCAAAGAAGCGCAAGAAAGACGAGACGTTGAAAGCAGACCAACTTGATAGGTCTACCGCTCATCAGTCAAAGTTCCAAACATTCACCACAGAGTCGGTACATCGTGCCGACATGAAGGGAGCCCCGTATAATCCAAGAAAGATCAGCGACGATGCCAAGAGAAGGCTGAAACAAAGTCTAGGCAAGGTCGGGCTTGTCCAGCCAATCGTCTGGAATAGGCAGACAGGAAATGTCGTTGGTGGGCATCAACGCCTTTCACAACTCGATGCACTTGAGGGAACGATCAACTATACCCTCACGGTTGCTGTTGTGGACGTGGATGAAACACGGGAAAAGGAAATCAACGTCCTCCTGAACAACACGCTAGTAACTGGAGATTGGGATTACGACCAACTGAAATCAGTCCTAAACTCTGAGGGGCTTGATCTTGAGTCTACCGGATTCGACGTGGCAGAAGTGATGAAACTTTTGGGTGACGATCAACACGCACGAAACGAAACCCTGACCACGGTTGCTCACGACTTGGATGCCGTGAAGCAAGCCTACGAAGACCTATTGGCATCTGGAGCCAACAAAGACGACGTAGACTTCTACAACGTGCTTGTGTTCGCACGGTACGAAGACCGTGCAGAGTTTACGGAGATGATTGAGGTTGAAGACAACCGATACGTCGATGGATCGACTGTGGTAAAACTAATACGCTCCCTTCAGGATCGAATTAGGAACCTCGAAGAGGCCCAACTTCCCGTCGAAGGGGATGGGGGAGTTGAAGCGGATGGGGTCACGCAGAACCCAGCCGAACCCATGCCCAGTGAACCACTCGGAGTCTGATTCCGTAACAATGTCTACAAGCTCTACCATTCCAAGAATCGCCCCTCGTGGTGGCTGAGGTGGAATGATTGGGCCATAAGACCCGTCAGAGTTCTCTTCATTTAACGACTCTATGACACCGGATTTCACCCGTGATGAACTAGCATGGATGAGCAGCTTGCCACGATACGGAGTCTGCCAAGTACGGTTTTCAATATCCTTCTCTCCAATTACTACGGAGAAGGCATAGAGGTATTTTAATGAGATCGCTTTCAAGTGTGTGTGTGAGTTGAGGTTTAAGCCGACATGAACAATATCGACGATGACGGTGATGAAGTCCATGAAGAAGTAACTGATGCTCAACTAAAAGCACGTCAGTCAGATCCCTTGCGGATGATTCAACAAAAGAACATTCGCAACCTCATCAAGAAAGTTGGAGACGGAAAAACCCTTACCTCCCACGAAGAGGCAACGCTTGCCAGATACTATGAAGGTCAGAATGGTGGAGGGGCCGTTGTCTACGCAAAGAACAAAACAGAATTAGCTGATCAACTTGGCATCGACAGGAGAACCATTAACCGATGGGTGAAAGTTGAGGGTAGTCCTTCCGCACGTTCAAACGGATCATGGTCAGTGCTAGAATGGAGAGACTGGGCAGAAAGAACGGGAAGAAAACTGGCACTTGATGATGACGACACCGACACGGAACGGGAGAGGCTTGAATTGCGCCGACTCCGGACAATCTGTGAAAAGATCGAGTTCGATTTCCAAATATCAAAGGGGTATTACACGGCAAACGAAGACGTGGAAATCATGGTGCGGCGAATGGTTGGAGCAAGCCGCAAGATATTGGCACAAGTCCCAAGCAGTCTAGCACCTCAGCTAGCAGGTCTCCCGATAGCAGAGATTGAGCAACGACTTAAAAACGCAATCGAAGATGCTCTCAAGCATCTACACACTGGTGAATGGTCAACTGAGGATGACGAATGAACATCGTTGAGAAGGCAGCACGGGCAGCATGGAAGCCAATAGACCAAAGACCTCCTTGGGCATGGGCTGAAGAGCATATCCAGATCGACAAAACATCTCCTTTTCCGGGCAAGTACCGCTCAGATACTGCACCGTGGACAAAAGAACTGATGGAGGTTTTTGCGGATAACCGCATCAACGACATTTCCGTGATGTGTTCAGCCCAGAGTGCCAAGACACAAACCATTATGATCCTGCTCGCATGGGCAATTGCAGAAGATCCAGCCCCTGCAATGTGGGTTATGGCAGCACAGGATGAAGCAAAAACATTTTGCCAGACACGACTGATGCCAACCCTGCGTGAATGCAAGCCAGTTGCCGACCTGATGCCGAACAACCGGAGTTCAATTCGTGGACTAGAAATCGACTTTACGTCCATGCCGCTTGTTGTGAATGGGTCGAATAGCCCATCCAAACTTCAATCCAAGCCAATCCGATGGTTGTTTTTGGATGAGGTAAGAAACTATCCAGCAGGTGCTTTGGAAATGGCACTAAAGCGCACCAGATCGTTTTGGAATGCCCGTCGAGTCATCATATCAACCCCAGACATGGAGAGTGATGCTGTTCACATGGCTTTCTTGGCTGGGGATCAAAGGCATTACTACGTTTCGTGTCCGGATTGCTCTCATTATTTTGTTTTGTCGTGGGAGACAATCAAATGGGACGACACCCCATTCACAAGACCGGACGGGGCATGGATCATGGATAACGTGGCTGAAACAATCAGGTGTGAATGCCCTAAGTGTGGTCATCGAATCTATGACAAGCCGCAAGTGCGACGTGAATTGGCAATTTCAGGGAAATGGATTCCGCACAATCCCAACGCCCCGAAAAACCGTGTTTCCTTTACTTGGAATGCCCTTGTTCCCCCTTGGGTGCGGTGGCGTGATCTTGTTGAAGAGTTTTTAGAGGCAAACAAGTCACTTACTTGGAAGGATCACGAGAAGCTCAAGTCCTTTGTAAATGAATCACTAGGTCAGCCTTGGGCTGATACCATGAAGGACATCAGGGATTGGTCGTGGGTTTCCGAACGCAAAGCCACCTACGAGTTACGGGAGCATTGGTCAGCTGAATACAAACGATTCCTTACCGTGGACGTGCAAAAAGACCATATCTGGTACTTGTGCAGGGCATGGGCCAAAGGTGGTGCTAGTCGATTGGTTGATTTTGGCAAGGTGTGGAATTTCGACGAACTCAGGCAAATTCAAAAAGACCTACGGGTCAATGACGACGACGTTGCAATCGACTCAGGATACAACGCTACGATGGTCTATTCCGAGATCGTTAAATCCGGATACCGATGGAAGGCTTTCAAGGGAGATCGAGCCACCTACTTCTCACACAACGGTGTACGCAAATGCTGGACATCTAGCAGTGCCGATCCAGCAATAGGAACGTCCATGCAGGGCAAAATGAAGCCCGTGAAGCTGTTCATTTGGGCAAACCACCTAACCAAGGACACCCTTGCAATGTATATGAAGGGGTTGGCTGCGCCTTGGGAAATACCAGAATCTGCATCCCAGCAATACCTCGACCAGATCACGGCAGAAAGCAGGGAGCAATTAGTATCCGCTAAAGGGGTCGTTTCTTACGAATGGGTTAGAGTCAGAAAGGATAACCACGCATTTGACTTGGAGTGCATGAACCTTATCTGCGCTTTAATCACCAAAGTCACCTCAATGCCGTCACTGCCTGAAGACGCAAGCCCAACTGACACAGTTTCTGCTATTTCAACCGAAACTGACACTTCCGAAAATTAGTATGGCTCAAGAAGCAAACTTCCTCCGGATCTACCGTCGTTACACCGACGCAGAACTGGCTGCCGAGATAGCTACTCTCAAGACGCAACTCCAAGACCCCTACATCTCTGTAGGAAGTGGAGGAAGTACGGCACAAAAGGACATCGACTTTATTGCCAAGAAGCTAGATGGAGCCTTGCAGGCCCAGTTTGAGCGCACAAACGGCAAAAGGGGAACACGCACAACCCTTGCATCGTTCGGAGGAAGCCGACGCAATTGGTCGGGTCGCTATTTCTAAAACATGATCCCAAAAACAAAACCAAACTTTATCGACCGACTCGTCGGGTTTGTCGATCCGTCCGCTGGAATCAAGCGCATTAAAGCCCGTGAGGCACTGGCACTTACTCAGTTTTCATACAATGCTGCCAAAGGGGGGCGCGATAGGGCATTGGTTCCTACTACAGGCAATTCTTCATCGGAAGCAGGAATCAATCAAAGAGACCGCATTCAACTTATTTGGGAAGCCCGTGCATTGTGCTATAACTTCCCACTGGTCAAGGGGTTAATCAACAATCTGGCACTATATTCGTTTGGTTCATTGCGGTATCAGCCCAGAACCGGAGATAAGAATGTTGATCGGCAATACTCAGATTACCTGAACTACGCATTTGAAAACTGCGATGTTACCCGTCGCCACAATCTTACCACCCTTGCCAACCTTGTATTCAAGGGGATGCTGCGAGATGGAGATATTGGAGTTGTTGTACGTTGGACTCCAGAAGGCCCGATGCTTCAACTTGTTGAATCTGATTGTATTGGTCGCCCATTAGAAGCCCCACACTCAGAAGTCTACATTGGGGGAATTACAAGAGACCCGAATACCGGAGCCCCGCTGCTGTATCGTGTGTATTACCGAACCCGTGAAGGGCTTTACATCGAACCCGTTGAAATTGAGGCAAACCGATTCTTTCACGTTTTTGATCCTTCTC